CCGTCGATGACCGGATAGGGGGCCTCTCCATGCTCCTGAAAATCACCGAGCAGGCCCTTGGCAATGATGCTCGCATGGGCAGGCAATCGCGTTGCACTTTCCAGAGCGTCACCCTCGTTCGTCATCTCCACCTGCCGCCCCAGAATCCGCGGGCCAAGTCCTGACAGGAACGCCGTGGCCTTGGCAGGTTCGACCAGCAGCGGCGTGTTGAAGGCGCGCGCGGCAATACGGGCGTGGAGCATCAGGGCTGGTCCTCATCCTGGCGCGGGCGGTCCTCCGCGGTGTCGTCTGCGTCGTCGCTGTTGGTCGCGTCCCTTTCCTCGGTTTCGCCCGGCACCGCCGTCGCGCCCTGCGCGGGTGATCCCGGCCGGCGGAAATCGAGGCCCAGCGCGCGCTCTCGGGCATGTTCCGCAGCGATCTCGCGATCGACCTGCTCGGCGTCATAGCCGCGCTCGGCGATGGCTTGGGTGCGGGATTTGAGCCCGGCCTCGATCTGGGCGATCTCGGCATTGGCGTCCTTGAGGGGATCGACCCAGTCCCATTTTGTGGGTAGCCAGTCGGCGGTCAGCAGCCTTGCGCGGTTGGCCTCGTAGTCCGGCAGGGTCAGCGCGCCCGAAAGCACCGCGGCATCCATCCAGCGCGCATAGACCGGACGGCACAGCTGGTAGACCATCACCGAGTGCTGCCAGGCCGAGACACGGCGGCGGAACTCGATCAGCGCCAGCCGCGAGTTGGAGAAGTTGCCCTTCACCATGTCATTGGCGAGATAGGGATAGGGTATGCCAAGGGCTGCCGAGATCTGCAGAAGCGTCCGATACTGGAATGGCTCGTAGGTGGCCCCGCTGTCGGCGGGCTGGCCCACGGTGACATCCTCGCCCGGATCGAGCCGCACGATCTGGCCCGGACTGATCTCGAGGCCGGCATCCGGCCCGTCCTCCTCGGGCGGGGCGAGCGGGTTTTCCGGCGCAGGAGAAGTGACGAACATCGCGTACATCGCCGCGACCTTCTTCCGGTCGAGCTCGGCATCGTCATACTGATCGAGCAGGAACAGCTTCACGATGGCGGGCGCCAGTTTCGACACCCCGCGCAGCTGACCGCCCTCGACCGGGTCGATCACGTGGATGACCTCGGCCGCCGGGACCCGCGTGATCTCGCCCGCCAGCCCCGGATCGGTGCTGTCACCGGGATGCCGGCGCAGGAAGTGATAGGCCACGCGGCGCCCGATCCGGTCGAACTCGATGCCCTGACGGATCGCGTTGCCATTGGCGGCCGTCCCGCTCTGCTCCAGCGGCAGCATCTCGGCGGGCATCATCTGCAGCTGCAGAGGCACCGTCAGCCCGTCTTCCCGGCGCCGCGGCCGGATCCGAAAGAAGACCTCGCCCGCGATGAACGCCTCGCGCGCGGCGCGGCGCTGCAGCCCGTAGAAGTCTGTCAGCCCCTCGGCATCCGCCTCGTCGGTCCAGGCAAGCCAGAGCCGCTGCAGCTCTTCCTTGCGGGCGGGATCGGCAATCTTGGAGATCGGCTTGATCCCGTCGCCCGCCGTATTGGCCGCCCAGCTTTCCACCGCGTTCACCGCATAGCCATTGTTGCGCACCAGCCAGCGGGCGCGCGCGGTGATGTCGGGGCCGGATGCTGCGATCAGCGCGTTGACATGCGCGCGGGTCGCACGAAACCCCCGCAGCCGGCGGTGGTGCTGGCCCGCATCGAACCCGCCGATGAAAGCCCCGAGGCGCTGTCGCCAGTTGATCGCGGCCATCACAGATCCTTCACGGCATAAGGCCGGAAGATCCGCCCGGCGCCACGCTCGATGCTGGCGATCCGGCGCTCGATATCCGCGAGCGCCGCGGCCAGCTCCGCGTCCGACCCATAGGTGACGGTCTTGCCGTCATAGCTGACACTGCGCGTGCCGCTGTAGCGCGCCGCCAGCAGGGCGCTGTGGCGGGCCTTGAGATCGTCGAGGGTCATCGTCATTCCATGTATCTGGGCGTACTCACCCGCCAGCCGCGTCGCCGGGGTGTGGTCACGCGCCCCGCTTGCGGCTCGGTGGGTGTGTCAGGCTCAGTCTCGGAAACCACCGCGGCCGCGGTCTCCACCCCGGCCTGTGTCTCCAGCTGCCGCCACATCCGCTCGTCAAACCGGTCGGCTCCGAGGATCCAGGCCGCGGCGCGGGCATAGACGCGCGTGTCCAGTGCCTCGTTGCGCTCGCGCAGCTTTTGCCATTCCTGCCGCGCATAGCCACGCTTGTTGCGGATCGTGACCAGCTGCTCGGCCACCAGCTGCTTGAGCCATTCGCTGTCGGCCCAGTCCGGCAGGTGGACCGTGCCGGGCGGGTTGAGCACGCCATTGGCGCGCTCTTCGTCGCTCGGCGTCTCCAGCCGCAGATGGCGGTAGGCCTCGGCCTTGAAGGTGGCCGTGGCCACGGTCCAGAGCCGGGCGCCGCGCTTGAGTTTGCGACCGTTCACCGTCGCGTCGACGAAGGTCGGCCCCGAAACCGGCGTGGCGCGGTTGAAGCCTTCCACCCCCTTGACCGGCGCGACCTGGGCCGTGCCTTGCTGGCGCGCCCAGGCATAGACGGCCGCGGACTCATAGCCGGTATCGATCGCGAGCTTTGCCAGCGTCATGACCGCGCCGTGCTCATGGACCCATGTCCGGCCCAGCAGCGCGGTCAGCGCCTCCCAGCAGGCGGGATCGTCCGGGCCGCCCGGGATCACGATGTGATCGATGAGCCAGCTTTCCAGCCCGCGGCCCCAGGCCCAGATATCGACCTCGATCCGGTCCTTCTGCACATCCGCCCCGGCGGTCAGGAACAGACCCCGTTCCGGGATCTGCGCCGGATAGGTCTCGCGCCGGTCCGCGAGGCGCTGCCAGTCCGGGGCCTCGCCGCTCTCGACCCATGTCTCACCCAGCAGGGTGTTGCGCGCGGCGCGCAGCATCTCGTCGGAGCCCTGGGCTGCCAGCCAGTCGCGCGCGATCTGCGCCCAGCTTTTCCAGCCGATCGGCGAATAGAGCGCCGAGAGGTGGAACCCGATAGCGGTCGGGTCGGTTGCCACGGCGGTTGCCCGCCATTCGCCCCGTTCCAGCATCGCCGTCTTGTAATGCTCGGCAATGGGGCGTGCGCAGCCCTCGCAGTGGTAGGCTGCGGTCTCCGGCTGGTCCTTTGCCCAGCGCAAGCGCTCGAACTGCAGCCACTGCATTGCCCCGCAATGCGGGCACGGCACGAAGTACCGCCGCTGGTCGCTGGCCTCGAACTCGCGCTCGATGCGGGACAGCCCGCGGATGGTCGGCGTCGAGACCATGAACACCTTGCGCCGATGCGCGAAGGTTGTTGTCCGCGCTTCGGCCAGCGTGACCGGATCGCCTTCCTCGTCGGCCGAGGCCGGATAGGCATCGACCTCGTCGAGAAACACGTAACGTGCGGGCATAGAGCGCAGGCCGGTGGCCGAGTTGGCGCCCGTGAGCACCAGGATGCCGCCGGGGAACTCCTTCGAGAGCATCGAATTGCCCGCATCCCGCGAGCGCGCGGGCCTGACGCGCTCCTTCAGCGCCGCGCTGTCCTCGATCAGCGGATCGATCCGGCCGCGCGAGCTGCGCTTGGCCATCTCCACCGTGGGCAGCACCGCCAGCATCGGCCCCGGTGCGTGGTGGATCACGAAGCCGATCCAGTTATTGCCGGCCTCGGTCGCGCCCACCTGCGCGGCCTTCATGAACGAGATCCGCTGCGCGGGATGCCCGGGCGAGAGCGCATCCATGATCGCGCGCAGGTAGGGCGTACGCGCGGTGCGGTAGCGCCCCGGCTCGGCCGAAGCGCGCGAGGACAGCCAGCGATGCGCATCCGCCCATCCCGACACCGTCAGGTCCGGATCGGGGCGTACGCCGCGGCGCCAGGCGCGCAGGATGTCGTCGGCCCCGTCAAACCCGAGATCAAGGTCGGCGGTCAGGTCGCTGTCGGTCAGGTGGTGGTCATCACCCTTGTCATTCAAGCGAGACCCGGAGGTCTGCGAGGGCGGTGAGCTGCTCTCGGACATGCGCTTCCAGCACCCTCTGAAGGATCGCCGT